TGGGCGCCTAGGCGGCCAATGGTGGCGTTCTGCTGTTGCTGCTCTTGGAACTGGTACTGCTTGGCGCGAGCGTCGATGCGTTCGCGGAACGCTTGGTCCTGCGAGTACCGCTGCTGGACGTCCGGCTGCTGCAGGTACTGCTGTATAACCTGCAGGCCGAGCTGCGGCGGCGTGCCAATGCGGATGTTCTTCGGGATGCCGGCAAAGATCTGCGCCAGATCCTGCTGCTCGTCGTTGACCACCTGCTGCTGGCCCGCCTTGACCGGGCGGATAATGCGCTCGGCGATGTTGGGATCGATGGAGGAGACAAACGCTTGGAAGAGCGCCGACCAGTCGCAGACGCCATCGCGGTCGAGCGACTGCGCGCCTTGGATAATGGCCGTCCACTTTTCCGCCATCGATTTGAAGTCGGTGCTCTGGACGTCCCACGAGAGGTAGAAGTCGAACTCCTCGTTCACGTCACCTTTCTCAAACATCATCGTGTCCGCGTCCTTGACGCCCATCACGCGGAAAACGACCTGCTCCTTGCCGTACTGCTTATAGAGCTTCCAGATCTGGCGGAAGCTCTTGGACAGGCAGGTCAGGAACTTGTTGATCTCCCACTGGTTGTAGATCGGGTCAACGGAAGGATCGCCCTTCTGCGCGGCAAAGCCGTTGTACTCCTTAAACGAGGACTCCAAGAGCGACTCGGAGTTCTCCGTGTTCATATCTGGAATCGGCCGGTCGGCGTAGTGATACTCGTTCGGCCGGCGCTCGGAGATAAGCGCACCTGGACCCCAGCGGCCCGGCGGGCGGCCCTGCGGGTAGCAGATGGGCGGAAGGATGGCGAGGGACGCGGCGTCGATGCGACTGTCCTTGTGCGCCTTGATCTGATCCTGCCACGGCTTGCCCGGCTCGGGGACGCCCCGGCTGTCGTGCAGCTTGCGGCTCAAGTACTCGCGGCGATAGAGGACAAACGGATACTCGCCGTGGGCGTAACCGAGAAGGCCGTGCTTGGCGAAGCCCGATTGTTTGTCGTCCGGCGGCATCTGCGGGTTGAAGACCGTGCAGTAGATGCCCGGCACACCATCCTCGTCGGACAAACGCTGATAGGCGTAGACGATGCCAATCTTGTCCGTGAACCGCTGCTGCGTGTAGACGAACGAACGGCTGATGGGTTGCGTGTACTCGGAGGGGCTGATGGTAATCAGCCGGCCACGCTGCGTCTCAATCGCCTTTTCCACCCAGTCCTTGTCCCAGCCGTCATCGCGCACCAACTGCCGGAGCTGCTCGGCGGTAAAATACTCTACCCGGTAGATGCCAGGCACCCGCTCCAGATCCAGCGAGAACGACGGGATGAACAGGTTTTCATCCAGGTTGAACGCCCGCAGGACGGGGTAGGACCGCTCCGGCCCCTCCACTGGCACCGTGGTCTCTGCAGTCTTCCGCAATTCCTTGAGCATCTTGGTCGCCTTGGCCCGGCTGCAACCGTACTGCTCCTCAAAGATGGACTTCAAGTCCTCCTCGGCGGCCTTGTCCTCGATCAGGGCAACAATGTCGATCTGCGGGAACTGGAGCTGGAGATCCTCCAGCCGGACATTGACCAGCACCTTCTCCCGGCGCTTCTCCCAGAACTGACCCATCACGGCCAGTCCCTTCTCGTTCATATAGTTGGCGGCAATCTCAACCTCCCGATGCACCTCTGGAATCTGCGTCTGGATCAGCCAGCGCATAAAGTTAGTCACGAGGTTGGACCGCTCCATATCGTTGGTGCCAACCGGCACCGCCGAGAGGTTGGCCCGCTGGAAAGCCATACACTCCATCGCCACCTTTTTGTTGATGATGTTATCAACGAGGAAGACGCGCAGATCGGACGCGCCGTCCCAAGGCGTGGGGCTCGTCTTGCTGCCCTCGCGGGAATGCTTCTTCCCGTCCGCTGACTGGCCGTTCCAGATGGCGTACCGGGTCTGGTAGTTGACGCGGCACTGATCGACGTAGGGCTGGTTGTCGGCAACGCAGTCCTCAAAAGCCTTGCAGATCAGGTTAAAATCAGGAGCGTTGTCGCCGGACGGGGCCAGTTGCAGACTCGGATCGTTGGGGACGGAAGTCTGGAGGGAGTCGATGGAACTCATTGCTTAGGGCGCTATGCGTAAGCCCCTTCCAAGGCAAGTTAATAGCTCCACGTCCGGTTGTCGGTTTGCTGCATTGCCTGCGGGTCCATAAACTCGCAGTTGGCGACGAGCAGATAACGCAGGCAGTCCACTGGATCTTTGGTCGCCTCTTCCTTGCCGCCCTTGGCTGTATACTCACCCATTGAGTAAATCAGGTTCTGGCAGCGGTCAGAGATGTAGAGCCGGGGGCCGTTAAGGGCGGTGATGGGCTTGCTTTCATCGTAGGACAAAAGGCCGTTAATCAACTGCAGGCCGTTCTCAATCTCCACGCCGGGGGCGGGGATGAACGTCATTCCCACGTCGTCCAGCTCGGAGATGATGGTGGTTGCCCCTTCGGCGGACTGCCTTTCCGCCGCACCGAGGCGCGGGTCAATGAGCCTTTCTTGAATCGTTTCACCGTCCTCACATTGCTCGATAAGCTCGACGTAGTCACGGATGCCTTTCTTGGAGCCTTTCTGCGCGGGACCGGGTTTGCCTTCGGCTCCGCTGCCGGGCAGTGCCCAGTCGTCATAGTCGGGCCACTCGCGGTAGACCCACCAGGTGCCGGCGGCGTCGATTGCGACCCAGAGCATAAACCAGTTCTTCGATCCAGCAGGGTCCAAAGCCATATACCGAGTGACCGGATAGCTTGGGTCACGGACGAAAGGTAAGGTTTCATAGGGGATGACGTTAACCTCCTTGTTGAATCCTGGAAACACTGAAGTGATGGACTTGGTGGGGATGCCATACGCCCGGGCCAGCACCTCATCGCGGGGGCGGCCCAGCAGCTTCTTGGTGAAGTCGGACGTATCGAGGAAGGCGTTATCCTCCGTCCAGAAGTAATAGATTGCGGTGTTGGGCCGGGACAGCGACTCCTGCATAATGGGCAGTTCTTTGCCCACCAGCGGGGCAAACCGCTTCTTGAGGGTCTTCGTCTTGCCTAGGATGTCCTGCACCAGCGGCGTCCAGCCCGTTAGGGTGGTAAACGTCAGCAGGATGCGTCCGTGGAAATCGCTCGTTCGGTATTGCAACGTCTCCCACATCTTCTGCGGGCATTCTTCGTCGCACCAAATCAGGTGGGCCTTGTAGCCCTCGGCAATCTGGGCGTCGTTGGCGTAAGCACGGTAATTACTGAACTTGATCGACCCACCGCGCACGGCCCCGGACAGCGGGGGCAGAATACAGATGTTGTCGGTAAACCCGTTCTTCTGACTGTACTGGACGGAGTGGTTTAGGCCCTTCTTGGTGGGCAGCCGGCGGATGCCGATGGGCAGGGCATCATAGATCATCCGCTGCTGGTCCTCGATGCTCCGGTCCTCGTTGACGTGATAGGCCCGGACCTCGGCAGAGGGGATGCTGCCGCAGGCCCACACGCATAACCGGCTGGCAAAAATCGATTTCGACGAGCGATTGCCACCTAAGATGATGTGGTTCTGGTACTTACCCCAGTTTGCCATCACCTCCTGCCACATCGGCAGGGTCCAACCGGCACCCACGGGGTTATCCAACGCTTGTTTGTTCCGTTCTTCCCGGAAAGCGAGGTACTCGATCAGCTTGTCCTGCGGCCAGGCGGCCAAGTCGTCCCGCTCCGGGATCGGCACCCACGGGATGCCGAACGTGGGCTGGAAATCGTCCGCAAAATGTACGTCACCGAGTGGCATTGCGCTTTTTAAGGTTTACGGCGTAAGACTGACGGGCGGAAAGGAGTTGTTCCCACGGGATAATGCCTTGGCCGTCCACGTTTAGGCCGGCGGGCTCGGCGATGATGGACAAACGGGCGTATTCCCGCGCTCCTTCGATGTCGGGCTCGATGAGCCACTCATCCACGCAGCGTTTGGTTACCATAAAATCGCCCAAGCGGGGCTCCAACCCGCATCTTCGCTCAATCCCCAAGGGGTGTCCGTCCCCGCCGGTGGGCGGGGCCCTGGTAGAACGCCCGGAATCCGGGCCAGCGAAATGCTATGCTTTGCACCATTGGGCATTTCCGTTGATATATTTGGCGGCTACTCAGGCAAGTGGCTAAAGCCAGCCCTAAACCTTATAAGATTGGCTAATATCAATACAAATGCCTGACTTTGACGTTTCCGGCACTGCGTCCGTGGACCACCGTGCGGTTTCCTCTATGAAACGCATCCTCATTGCCACGCCGCTAAAGGGCGACATTCCCCGCAGCTACTTTAAGACCAGCCTGCAACTGGCTGCCGCCAAGATTCCGGACGTCAAACTGGACTGGTGCCTCTTGGAGGGACCGGCAGTGCAGCAGGCGCGGAACGAACTCGTGGCCTACGCCCTTGAGCACAAGTTCGACGAGCTGGTCTGGTGGGACAAGGACGTGTTGGCCGAGCAACACGGCGAGGATGTGACCGCTGGGGCGCTCTTGCGGCTCCTCAAGCACGATGTGGACATCGTCTGCGCCATCTACGCCACCCGCTCGCTCAAGACGCACTGGCATATGCACCTGATTCCCGGTGAGCACGCCAACGAGGAGGGGCTGCAAAAGGTGTCCCGGTCGGCCCTAGGGTTCTCCAAGATGAAGATGAGCGTGTTTAAGCGCATCGCGGAGCTGAACTCTTGGCGCCGGGGGATCTTGGTGGACCCCAATCACCCGCCGCATCCGCTGCACGAGTTCTTCCCGATGGGGCTGCAGGGGCCGAACACGCCGGAACGTCGGTTGGAGTCCATCCGTGAGACACTCGGTGAGCCGGCCAAGAACAATGACATTATGGTCGAGCGCATCAAGCGACTGGTGGACCTCAAGTACGACGAGCCCAACGTGTTCGTCTCGGAGGATTACTGGTTCTGCGACCTCGTGCAAAAGGCCGGCATCGACATCCACGTCGATACGAAGCTCATTATGGCTCACACGGGCAAGGTGGCCCTGCCCATCGA